GGGCCGGCAGGTTCGCCCCCGTCGGAGATCGCGCGGTGTCATGTACGCGCGGCAAACGGCGGGAAGCCGTTCGATTCGGCACGGTCCACTCCCCCTGCGGGAAAGAAAAAGCCCACGCGGCAACGTGGGCGAAGCAAAACAGCTACATGAGAAAGGATACACCATGAGCGCCATGATTCCGCCCGACATCGTCCGGGACGGCGTCGCCTATTGGAAGGCCGACAAGGTGAGCGCCTATTTCGGGGGCTCTCCCACCGTGGGCACGCTCGGCGTGTGGAGATACCGGGGCGAGGGGCCGAGGTTCGTGAAACTCGGCTGCAAACGCGAGCACCGCCAACGCGATACGCGCCGCGTCGTCTACCCGGTCAGGGAGGTGATCGCATGGGGGGAGCGCAACGGTCTCCAGCAGCAGACGGTCGCCGCGTGAGCGAAGGAGCATCGATGACGAGCCAGCCGGATGATTACGACTATCGGGAGGAAGGCGAAAGCCTGTTCGAATGGCCGCTCGACGCCGCGGGCATGCGCATGGGCGCCGGCGAACTATTGGACAGCCTGCTCGAGGTCATCCAGCATCTGAATCGCGCGGACGCATGGCCGCTGACCATATTGCCGCCCCGGTTCGGCGACGTGGTGGTCGACCGTGGCCGGCGCACGATATCGGCGGTGTGCCTGTGGAAACGCAAGCCGTCGAACGATTCGAAGGAGGTATGAACATGGCGGGCGAGACAGTCATCACGATCGTCGGCAACCTGACCGCCGACCCCGAGCTGCGCACCATCGCCAGCGGCGCCGTCGTCTGCGGGTTCACCATCGCGTCCACACCGAGAATCTGGAACCGGCAGGCCAACCAGTACGAGGACGGGCAGGCGTTGTTCCTGCGCTGCAGCGCGTGGCGTGATCTGGCCAATCATTGCGCGCAGTCCCTGTCCCAGGGCATGCGCGTGATCGCCACGGGCAGGTTGCGGCAGCGTTCCTACCAGGCGCAGGACGGCACCAACCGCACCGTCATCGACATGACCATCGATGAGATCGGCCCCTCATTGAGGTACGCGACCGCGCAGGTGACGCGCGTGCAATCCGGGCGCGGCTATTCGGGCGGCAGCACGTATGGGGATCCGGCCAAGCCCGCCAACCAGCAACAAGGCTGGCAGAACGGCTCCCCGGCCCAGAACCCCGGCATGCCGGAAGGCGATCCGTGGGCTCAGCCGGCACCCGCCTCTCCCGGCGCCGCGTTCGGCGCTTCCAACGATTTCCCATCAAACGATTCCGACCCCGAATTCTAAGGAGATTCAATGTCACGAAAGAAAAAGACCGATGGCGTGCAGGACGCGCTGATACCCGACGAAATAACACCGCTCATGCTGCTCGCCCTGACAGCCAAGGCATCACGCATGAAGGACGCCGCGGCCGCGTTCCGCATCGCGGCCAGCAAGATGCTCGACCTGGCCACCAAGGACGAATACATCGAAAAATACAAGGAAATCGACCCCATCACCGACGCCCTGTACGACGCCTGCGATCTCTCGCAGCACATCTTCGACGCCGCCAACGCGGTCAACGACCTCATCAACTATCCGGTCGAGGCCCGCGAGCGCGTGGTGAAGGCGGATATCGAGCGCAGTCTGTTGGATCCGTGGCGTGATTTGCCCACTTCGGGTGGGGATGTGGATCCGGATACCGGCGAGATTAAGGAGGGCTGAACCGTGGCAAAACGCAAGCACGGACGCCAGCAATTGGAGCATGAGCGTCAGCGCCGGCGCAGGAAGCGCATGCCGCACCTGCCCGTACACCAGAATCTATCGATCAAGGAGTAGTGACCCGATTCAGTGGCTATCAGCATCATCGATATCAACGTAAAGAGCCTCATCCCGAACCCGGACAACCCCCGCAAAGACGTGGGCGATGTCACCGAACTCGCCGACAGCATCAGGGAGCAGGGCCTGCAGCAGGCGCTTGTGGTAACTCCCGACCATGAGGAGCACGGCGAGCGCATGTTTCGTGTGGTGATTGGTCATCGTCGTTTGGCGGCGTGCAAGTTGGCTGGTTTGGAGTCCGTGCCGTGTGTTGTGCGTGAGTTGGACGTGAAAACCGAGCGTGAGTTGATGCTGGTGGAGAATTGCCAGCGTTCCGATTTGACGCCGTTGGAGGAGGCTGACGGGTATCAGGGTTTGCTTGACCTTGGTGCGAACGTGGGTGAGCTGGCTTCGAAGACGGGGCGTAGCGAGTCGTTTGTGCGTGGCCGTTTGAGGATTGCGCGTATCCCCGCCGATGTGCGTGCCAAGTCGAATTCGTTCGCCCAGCTGTCGCTTTCCCAGCTGGATGATCTTGCGGAGTTCGAGGCTTATCCCGACATGATGGCTGAGTTGGCCTCGATGGCGGGCACCAAGAACTGGGATTGGAAGCGCGGCCAGCTGCGAAGCCGTATGCGCGTCGAGGACTGGCAGAAGCGTATGCGTCAAGTGCTTGACGGCTTGGGCCTGGTCGTGGATCCCGGGCCGTCTATATGGACGACTCCGGCGGGCTACCGGTATTACAACACGTGGAGCGGCGAGCCCGACGAGTTCAAGCAATGGTATGGGCGGTGGCGCGAGAAGAACCCGTACGGCGAGCCGGTGATCCGATTCTCCGAGCGCAACGTATTGTGCTTCTCGCAGATGTCTCCCGAGGAGATCGCCAAACGCGACGCCGACAGCGAGCAGCGGGAGCGAAGGAACGCGGAAGACCGGGCGCTCTTGGTCAAACGCCAGGACTTCGACGCCCTGGCACGCGGCCTGCGCGCCGAGTGGGTCAAAACGCATGCCGCCGGATTCAACGGCGGCCAACTGCGCAAGGCCAACACCCGTCTGAGCCTGCTCGCGCTGACCGGGACCAACCTATGCGACGGCCTGATCGCAGGGGCCGGATGGAACAACCTCGACCACGTGCTCGACGCATACAACCTGCTCGCCGCCACGCCGCTGCCATGCGACGACACGAGCGATAGGGGACTGTGGCGCGAAACGAACCTCGCGGAACTGCACCGCCGCCAGCACGTCGAGGGAGCCGCGAACAGGGAACTCCTGCTCATCCTGTGCGCCCAGATCGAAGCACTCATCAACCCCGGCACATGGGCCGACGAGTGCGACATCACCATCGCCCAAGCCTACTACCACACGCTCGCAGACCTCGGATACCCCACCAGCGACGAGGAAAACAAGGCACTCAACGGGTGTTTCCTGCCCGAAGACGACGAGGCGGAGTGAGCCATGACATGGACCCAGATAGACGACGGGCTCAACTTCAGCCCGCAGACCATGCCCGGCACGGTATCAAACGCCGCGCTGGGCCTATGGGTCAGACTCTGCGTGCACACCGCGTACCAGCTGCGATTCCCCGCATTCGACGGCGCATTCGACCTCACCGTGGTGCGCTCGCTGAAAGGCAACGCACGACAGGTGACGGAACTGGAGGCCGCGGGAATGCTCGAACCGGCGCTCGCCGCCGGCCGGTGGATGGTGGTCGAGGCCGACACCCTGATGAAATTCGGCGGCACCTCCGGCAGCGAACTCAAGGAGAAAAGGGCCAAGGCCGGGCATGCCGGCGGCGTCGCTTCGGGCGAGGCTCGACGAAGCAAACGCGAAGCAAATGCTTCGAAGCAAAACGAAGCAAGTGCTTCAAGCAAACCACGAAGCAAAACCGAAGCAAACCATGAAGCAAACGGTGAAGCAAACCATGAAGCAAAACCGAAGCAAACGTCCGAAGCAAAACGAAGCAATTGCTTCGAAGCAAACGAAGCAACCGGTCCTAACCTAACCATACCTAGCCTTACCTCCCCTGTAGCCCCCTCCGCGCCGAACGCCGAACCAAGTCCGGCCGTTCCCGGCCATGCCGGCACCGAATCCGGCCGAGCCACGCCGGCGTCAAGCCTCGCCGAGGCCGAAGCCCGCGTCCAAGCCGACCCGTTCGCCTTCGCCTGGGAGCAGTATCCGAGCCATACCGGAAACCGCGAGCAGGCCTCACGCCTGTGGCAGGCCATCACCGGCGACGACCCGACCGTGCCGCACGTCGAGGCCAGCCAACTGCTCGGGGCCGTCATCCGCTACGCCCAAGCCGTGCGCCAGGACGGCAACCGGTTCACGCCATCGATGCGCAAATGGCTCGAAAACCGGCAATACGTCAAATGGCTGGCAAGCGAACCCATCCGCACCGAATGGGGCGGCATCACACGCCAATGGCTCAGCCAGCACGCCATCAGCCTCGTGCCGGCAGGGGCATGGACGGACAGCGTCGAACAGACGTTCTGGGCCCACGTCAAAACCGGCGAGGACCCGGAGACCGTCGCCCAACGGCTCGTAAACGAAATCAACGAAAGAAGCCAAGCATCATGAGCGACAAGCCCAGCAGCCAGACCCTCAGGCTCGTGGAAGGCCGCGAGCGCCATCGGTGCATCGTGTGCGACCGGTACCTGCGGCTCGGCGAATGGCCCGGAGTGAGCCATCATCATCGCAAGCGCCGCTCGCAGACGTACGGCGATGCCGAACGGCACGCGGCGTCGAACATCGTCACCGTGTGCGGCGTGGACAACAGCACCGGATGCCACGGATGGATCCACCAACACCCCGAACAGGCCCGAGCATTGGGCTACCTGCTCAAAAGCTACGACCCCGAGCCAAGCCAAGTGCCCGTGTACAGCTGCCGGCGCGGCTGGATACTGCTCGACACCGACGGCCAATGGCATTCATGCCCGCCACCAGAGGGAATGCCCAACCACCCGCAAACCAACCGATAAATCAGCAGAAAGGAACACTTATGATCAGCGCCTACGCGGTCACCGTGCCCGGCGAACTCGACAACGTGGACTTCACCCGAGAGGACGGCACCAGCGTGACCATGCTCATCCCGCCCGACATACCGGTGAGCACCAGGACAATCATCATCCCGCAGGGCTTCACCCGCGAGGAAACCCGAACCATCCAGGGAGCCATCGTTCAGGCGCTCGCCGGAAAGGAGAAGACGCTATGATCCCCGAGAAACCCGAAGCCCTGCTATGGGTGGACGTGGAGACCACCGGCCTCGATGCGAACATGTGTTCGATACTGGAGATCGGGTTGCGCTGCACGAGCATGGACGCCATGCACGAATACGGGCGGTTCGAGGCCGTGGTGCACATCGGCCGGGAGACCCTGCTGACCGTGCAGCCCTCCGCCCTGGAACTGCATCTGAACAACGGTCTGCTCGCCCAATGCGAATCCTGCGACCCGCTGGCCAACTCACCCAGGGTCATCGCCGAACAGGCCCTCCGGTTCATCCAAGGCATGGCCACCACGTACGTCCTGCACGCGGCGGGAACGAACATCGGCCGTTTCGACCTGCCCATGGTCGAACGCTTCTGCATGACGGGATTCGGAGAACTGCTGCACTACCGCATGCTGGACGTCACCGCACTGCGCCTCGCAGCCAAAGCCTGCGGCCAAGACCCATACCAGCACCGCATGAAGCCCACGCGCCGGGTCCACGACTGCCTTGACAGGGACATCACGGAATACCGCCACTACCTCACCCTCATGACAGGGCCGGCGCTCGCCGACGAAAGTAGCACCATATGAGCTACACGGCACGAATCTTCACACAAGACCAACTCGAACAGGCGCTCGCGAGCGCCTGCGTGCTGGAAGGCGTGAGCATCCTGCACTTCGGCCAATGCTCCGATACGGCCAGCCGGAACCTCAAGGCGGTGGCCAAGACCATGTACGAGACCAGCGGCGAGCCGACCATCGTGGAGGACGACGATGAGTGACCTCACCCAACAAGCCCTCACGGCGCTCGCCGACGCCGGACTGGGCAACGAATCAGCCGCCGAAGCGTTCGTCGTCGGCTACCAGGCCGGCTGGGACAAGGCGCTCAACCTGGCCATCCGCATCGAAAACGAACTCAACTCGGACGAGCCCACAGACGAGGAGATCGAGACCTGCGCCCGAGGGTTCTTCACGGGCACACCCGGCCCCACCAACTGGGACGCCGTCAGCGAAGTCTCCAAACAGGCATGGCTGCACGCCGCCAAAAAGGCGCTCGCAGCCGTCAACGCCATGAAAACGAAGGAACAACAATGAACGAGAACACAACCCTCACCGACATCATCAACACGGCGCTTGCCACCGGATGCCAGATCAGCGTGACCATCACACCCAAAGGCTTCTACGGCGACGAAGAGGAGACGAAAGCATGAGAATTACATTAGTCAAACGGCTTATCACATTAATTTGCGCCCTTTTTTGCATTAGCATGCTCGCCGGCTGCGGAGGCCCCACGCAGGTCTCCGAGGAAACCACGAAAATCGCATGCGGCGAAACAAACAGCGGAAACAGCATCTGCTCCTACCGAGTGCCCCTCTCGGGCGACAGCCACGTGCTCTGCGTGGCCCTCGGCAACGGAGGCGTCACCTGCGACTGGGGCAACACCGGCAAGGCGGAACAATGACCAGCGAACGCCGCAAGCAAATGGTCCGCGACTGGCACGCCAAACATGCCGCCACACCCGAAGAAACAGCCCAACTACTAGGCATCACCCTTCAGGAAGTCCAAGACATCCTCAACCAAAACAAAGAACAACAAACCAAGACAGACAAACCGGCGCTCGCCGGCGGCTATGAGGACAGGCCGCTGTTCTGAAATAACGAAACCCTCCACCAACGGCGGAGGGCATGTCTGCAAACAACCAGTGTAGCCGACGTGGAGGGGATTCGTGAACTGTCAGAACTGCAAGACGATGACCGAAGAGGGGTATTCGCTGTGCGAGACGTGCGAGATGCGCCTCGCCGGCACATTATTGCGATTGGCGCGTGACGTCACGCCATTGCATGACAGCCTCGACGCCACATTGCATCCGGGCGGGCATTCGCCGGTCAGGATCCAGACCGCCACTCCCCCGACGCCGATACGCTTGGACGTGCTCGACCTGATCGACATGCTCGACGCGACAGCGCGCGAACTATGGCGCTGCCTCGACGGCATCGACGCCTTGGACTGGCACAGGGATCCACGCATGGAGGACCTCGAGGCCACGCTCATCGCATGCGCCGGACATCCCAAACTCGCCACATTCCCCGACGCAGGCCTCTACATGCGCATCGTCAACAACCTTGCCCGCAAGGTCGACCTCGCATTGGACCCGCCCGAACAACGCCGCGAGATCGGCACCTGCGAACTATGCGAGACCATGCTAACCGCAGGACAGGCAGACCAATGGGTCACATGCCCCGTCTGCGGCACCGAACAGCGAGTGCAGACCGTGAAACTGAGACGTTTGAAGAAACTCTGCTGGGATGATTCCAAGCAAGGCAGAGCGGCGGACATCGCCAAGGCGTTCACCGACGCCGGAATAACTCTCAAGGCGTCGCTGGTACGCAAGTGGGCGGAGCGAGGCCAAGTCGCACGCACTCCGCAGGGTATTCCCTACAGCGATGTGTACCGGCAGGTCATCGCCGGCCAGCTTGACAAATGATTGTTTGTCACACACAATTGCAGTGGCAGAAGTGTCGAAAAACCCAGCTCATGTGGCTGGGTTTTCGCGTATCTGACCTCTAGGTGTTCCGGCCAATCCCCAGCGGCCGGAGCACCAAACCCCCGATATCGATGTAGAATCGATGACATAACCGTAAACTACATTGGTGTCGTTCTAGCTGGGGAGCAACGATATGGTCAGGAGCACTGTCGACTACTACACTTTCAACGTTAAGCCAAGAAAAAAGAGCCCCAATATTCCTCGCAGTGCCGTGAACCTTGGGAACGGACGCAGCATACTCCCCTACCTATATGGATACATCGATTATCAGCGTGGAAGAATTATCAAAGAAGAACGCAAGCAGCGCCTCTATGCGGTCCGTAACGTTGAAATTCACGGTCGCCTCATACTGATTGAGCTGATGTCCGGACAGTACGGCGAGGAAAGCCAGCTGATGAACATGTTGGACGGGTCGGTCACGGACATCCCATCCGACCAAGCAGCAGTAAAGACCGTCCGTGTTGTATTTGCTTGTCCCATAGCGGATGGTGCGACTAATGCGATATTCGCTATTGAACATGTGGACTCGATTAATGGATATTACTTTATTCAAGATTTTGCCAAGTGCATAAGAAAAATATTCAGTGATTCAAACTCTCCGATTCATTCCATTTTGGAAAAAGAGGCATGGTTCGACTCAAGCAGCCTTGTGTCAATGGCAATACCCATCGGTTCGACGGATCAGCAAATCACATTGGATAACGGCATAGCCGACGAAGATGTTGAGCGAACCTTCGGCCGCATGTCCTTGATTATCAACCCGCCGAAAGGTAGCGCCAGCTTCGACCCGAGATTCTGGAAAAAGATGTTGAAGCACACATTGGAGAAGGCAGGCATGCTGACTATCCCGGCCCTCGATAATGACACCGTCGAGAAAACCAACGTATCCGTAACCGCAATCGGCGCAGACAACCGTCGTAAGACCTTCACCATAGGCAATGAGAAAAGCCCGAAAGTACGTGAACTGATTACCGACTACGGACAGCCAAGACTCGATAATGGTGCGCTACGACGCCATCTCGCCGATTCAATCCTCGATAAATATGCAGAAAGCCAAATTAAACTCCAATCCGGATGGGATAAGGGACAGCTTGGAGAAGAGCTGATACCGAAAGGAGAAATCGACTGGGCCAATCTTGTTGAGCCCAAGCCGGAGGAAAACAATCATGCCGAGGACTAAAGACCATAACAATGGCATATTATGGCAGTACATCCTCAGCCTGTGCCCCAAGATACACAACACAAGAAGCATCGCATGGAAATACGTATTCCGAGAAATACTCATTCCATCGGTTGCTGCATATCTTGACTTTCGCTTCTCCCGACTTGCATTGAACGCAGACATCATCGTCTCGGCTTTGGGGGTCCTTGGAGGCCTTCTGTTTGCGCATGCGATCTTCGTTTTCGAATTGCGAATGACGTACAACGCAAACCTACGGGAAAGAATCAGAAACAAAGAGATACAGGCAGAAAACACAAAACTGACCAGACTCATCAACGATATGTTCTATAGTGTCGTCTACTCATCCGCATTGGCTCTGGGGATTACACTTGCCGTGGCCATGGGATCTTCCCTTGGCGTATACGACACACTGCCGCAGATAGGGAAAAAACTGATATCGGCGGCGATTGTATGGCTAATGACACACTTAGCATTCTGCATTTATCGAGTTCTCAAAACCACATCCGGCGCATACGGAGAACTACGAAAATCAAGAATCGCATAATGTCAACAACGAGATAGCAATGTGGTTCATCTGACAGTCGAAGGAGATATCGTGATGACCTATGGGGCCACGGGGCATGAGGGGCATGGGACACGGCAGACAGCGAACTAACTGGAACTCCAGCAACAGAGGTTCACGACTGCCGGATGACTGGCCCGAGCGCAGGGCCAAGGTGCGCGGACGGGCTCATGGTCTGTGCCAAGCGAAACAGCATGTTCCCGAATGCGATGGAATCGGCACTGACTGCGACCACATCATCGCCGGCGACGACCACAGCCTTGACAACTTGCAATGGCTGTCGCATCCTTGTCATAAAGCGAAAACGGAGCGTGAGAACGCAGAGAGGAACGCCAAGCGCAAGCGAATGCGAAAACATCCGGAGGAACGTTTCCCCGGCCTGCTCGACTGACCCAAGCGGGGTGGGAGGGGACTCCCCCGGCTTGCCGGTAAAACCGCCGGATAGCACCTCCGGTCATGCATGCGCCCAGAACGCCCGTTTTTCGCGATATCTCATTTTTATCGGAACCTTCCCTGCTGTACCGTTCTTGGCGGCTTTATTCGCCGTATGGAGCCAAGTGGCGTTTTCGCGCGGCTCGGACAGGCTGGTCGGCGCTCGTTTTTTTATGTGATGTCACGATATTGAAGAATCGTTGATATTGCACTGTTTTGTTGTTTTATTAGCGTTGTCACGATATAATTAAAGCGTGACACGATGTGAATTTTGCGACAAGGAACTCCCCGAAGCCCAGAGACGGGGACGCAAGCGCCGGTTCTGCGACGACCGGTGCCGCCAAGCCGCGCACAGGGCCGGAGGGCAAATGCCCGTACCTCCCGCGATGGCGATGGCCGACCGCTGGATGCACTGGCGCAGAATCACCCGCGGCGACGGCACATCGAAACTGCCGGTCACCGTCGACGGCTCCCCCGCATCCAGCACCGACATGTCCACATGGGCCGCGCTTCCCCAGGCGGAATCCTCCGATGTCGGCGAAGGTCTCGGATTCGCGCTCGGCGACGGATTCGCATGCATCGACCTCGATCACTGCTATGACGAGCGCAACCATCTGACCCCGTGGGCGAAGATGCTGATAGCCCCCGTGGCCGATTCCACATGGATCGAAATCAGCCCGTCCGGAAACGGACTGCACATCTGGGGGCGCTGCGGCGAGCGAACCGGACTGAAGGTCCGCAACGACCTCGGCATGAACATCGAGGCCTACAGCCAAGGCCGTTACATGACCTACACGGGGCACAGGTTCCGCAAAAGTCCCGCGAAACTCGCCGATCTCACATTCCTGTTCGACGTGATCGCACATCTCGCCTGACCCGCAGAAAGGAGGCGCACGTTGCCAAGACCAAGAAAAACGTCCGGGCACCGCATGCCCTCCGGACTCATGAAGGACGGCAAGGGGCAGACCCTGTGGCGCGACCTGACCGGCAAATGGGAGTTCACGGAATCCGAATACCGGATGCTGGAGAACGCCTGCTACACCGCCGACCGCATCGTCAAGGAACGCCGCGCCATCGGCGACGACCTGACCGTCTCCGGCAGCCAGGGACAGATCGTCGCGCACCCGCTGCTCGCGCAACTCAGGCTCGACGAGGAGCACCTCGCCAAAACGCTCTCCCGCATCGTCATGCCGGAACCCGACGAGAAGGAAAACGCCGCCACCGATGAGGGCGACAGGTCTGCCAGGATGCGCGACGCGGCCCAATCACGGTGGGGAAAGGCATACGGTGGATGATGGCGAGGCTGCTGACCAATCGATCCGCAGCCTACATCCCCTCCCATCAAGCCGAATACCGGGAAATCATCGACTGGTACCGCAACGCGCTGGCCAACGAACCCGCACGCGACTGGAACACCAACCCGGTCACCATCGGGCCCACATGGAAGCACGACGGCGACGGCTGGGTTTTGCCCGATCTCACTTTGGGTTGGAACTTCCTGGCTTGGAGCGGCCGCTGGCTGCGCAACGCCAAACAGCGCGCCCCATGGAAGTGGACGCTCGAACAGGCGCGTTTCTGGCTGTGGTTCTACAGTCTGGACGAACATGGCGTGCCCGTCCACGATAACGCGGTGCTGCAGCGGCTCAAGGGTTGGGGCAAAGACCCGATGGCGGCCGGCGGTGCCGTCGCCAGCTGCTTCGCCGACCTGACCTTCGACCGGTTCGACCATAACGGCGATCCGGTCGGCCGCGAGGAACCGAACGCCTGGGTGCAGGTGTGCGCAGTCTCGCAGGAACAGACGAAGAACACGATGAAACTGCTGCCCGGCCTCATCCCCGCCGAAACCCGGCGCAGGTACGGCATACAGCTCGGCAAACTCAACATGTACGCGCTCGGGGACAGCCGCCAGATAGAGGCCGTCACCTCAAGCCCGCTCGCATTGGAGGGCGGACGTCCCACGTTCCTGATCCGCAACGAGACGCAGAACTGGAATTCCAGCAACGGCGGCCACGACATGGACGGCGTGCTGTCCGGCAACGCGGCGAAGTCCGAGGAATCGGTGAACGTGAAGATGCTCGACATCTGCAACGCTTACCGAGACGGCGAGGACAGCGTCGCCCAAAGGGTGCGCGAGGCATGGGAGGGCACGCAGGGCGACCCGAACAGCAACGATCAGGGTCTGCGGCCGAAATACATGGATTACGGTCTGCTCTATGACAGCATCGAAGCCGCGCCGGACACCCCCATGACGGTGGACATGATTCCGAAGGTCATCGAGGACGTGCGCGGAGATTCCACGTGGCTGACCACATCGAAGATCGTCAAGACCATCATCGACCCGAAGAATCCGGTCTCCGAAAGCCGACGCAAATGGTACAACCAGTGCGAGGCCCCGGAAGACGCCTACGTCACCAGCCAGGAATGGGATGCCAACGAGCATCCCGAGCTCAAGCTGGAGGCCGGCGAGGAGATCACGATGTTCCTCGACTGCTCACTGACCGACGATGCCACCGCCTTGGTGGCCTGCAGGGTCAGCGACGGTTTCACGAAGCCGCTCGGCCTATGGAAAAGGCCGCCCGGCAAACGCGGCGAAACATGGAAGGTGCCACGCGAAAGCGTGGATGACACCGTGCGAGAAGCCATGCGCATCTACCGGGTGGTCGCCTTTTGGGGAGACCCCAGCCACGTGCTGGACGACGAGACCGGCCTGCACTATTGGGATCCCCTGTTCGATGCCTGGCATCGCGAATACGGGCGACGATTGAAGCTCTGGGCGCGGCCCGAGGGCCGTGACAGGCACAGCATCATGTTCGACATGGTTCGCCTCGACGTGCAGAAAAGGTTCGTCACCTATGTGGACCAGGCGTACACGGCGATCTGCGACAAGGATTTCCCCCATGACGGTGACGCGAGATTGCGTTCCCACATGCTCAACGCGCGCCGCCAGCCCACGAAGGCGGGCATGAGTATCGCCAAGGAGGGGCGCGAGTCCCAACGGAAGATAGATCTCGCGTTCTGCGCCATTGCCGCGCGCGGCATGCGACGCGAATATTTGAACAACCGGAAGAAAGGCGGTGGACAGGTATGGTGACCACCGGTTACGCGGATGAGAAATCGGCCGCGAAAGCATTGCGGGAGCTGCTGCTGCCCGCCTACGGGGAGGAGATCACCCGTTTGAACCGCATCGACCGCTGGTGGCGGTGGAATCCGAAACCGATCCGCCTGCGCAGAGCCACCCCCGAGCATCGCATGCTTAGGGATATGGGTCATACGCCATGGCTGAGGCTTGTGGTGACCACAATCTCCCAGACCCTCTACTTGGAGGGTGTGGATATTCCCGGCAAGCAGGACACGGATTCGGCCCGCCTGTTCTGGCATCCATGGGTGGCCAGCCGCATGGGCCGCCGCCAGGTCGCCTTGCATAAGGCGGCCATCGCCTACGGTTGCGCGTATGCGACCGTGCGCGCCGTGGAATCCCCGGAAGGCGGCGTAAGGGCCGGAATCGACTGCTGGTCGCCGCGCGAAAGCATCGCCCTATATGACGATCCGGCACGCGACACATATCCGCAGGTGTTCATGCGTCGCCGGCGACTGTCCGACACCGTGGACTCATACGAGCTATGGGATGCATGGAACGTATGGCAGTGGAGACGCGAGCAAGGTGTCTACGAGTTCGTGGACTGCACGCCGCATCTGGCGACCGATTCCTACGGGCAACCGGTCTGTCCGGTCATCCGATACACGAACGACCTCGACCTGCAGGGAAGGGCACCCGGCGAGGTCGAACCGTTCATCCCCCTTGCCAACCGATTGAACAAGGATAATTACGACCGGCTTCTGGCCCAACACTACAATTCGTGGAAAGTACGCACCGTCACCGGTCTGGACATGACCGAATTGTCGGACGAGCAGCGGGCTGACCGGAAAGCCAAGCTCAGCCAGGAGGATATTCTCGCCGGCGGCGAGGGTGTCCAGTTCGGCACGCTCCCGGAAACCGCGCTGTCCAGCCTCATCGAGGCGAAACAAGCCGATGTGGAGGAACTCGCCGCGGTCAGCCAGACCCCGACCACCGCGTTCGGCAAAATGGTCAACGTGGGCGATGCCGGCATAGCCGAAAGCCGCGCCGGTTTCTACGCGAAACGCGATGAACGGCAGAAAAGCTTCGGCGTCAGCCACATGGACGTGCTTCGCTTGGCCGCTGGCATCGAAGGCCGCATGGACGATGCGCGCAATTTCGACCTGACCCCATTGTGGGAGGATACGGACGTGCGCACCATCAACCAGGCGGTCGATGCCTTGGGCAAGGCCGCTCAGATGCTCGGCGCGCCCAAGGAGCAATTGTGGGACATGATTCCGGGCGTATCCAAGTCGCGCGCCGACTCATGGCGCGAATGGGTGGAGAACCATCCGGACGCGGACACGCTCGCCGCGCAGGCGTATCAGGCGCAGCTCGAACCGGCGGTCGATGATGGCGCGAACCAATGACGGTGCCATGCTCACCGACAAGCACCGGCGTGCGCAGGTCAGGCTCGCCATCACCGCCGACAGCCAGGCCCGCCGCATCTGGGACTCCACGCTTGACCCGAACGATCTGAAACGCACGCAGCCGATATGGAAGAACGCCATCCTCCAACTGCTGCAGACTTGGTGGCGGATCAGCGCCCGGACCGCGAACGAGTACCTGCCCCGATTCCGGGAGGCCGAGACCGGCGACGGCGGCTTCGAGACCGCCATGCCGCGTTTCGATCGCAAACAGGCTGCAAGAAGCATCGACTGGACCGGCGCCACGAACGTGCTCTGGCACATCGCGCGCGGAGAGACCCAGGAGGCAGCCTACGTGGCGGCGCGAAGCCTGTTCCTCGGAATATTCCACGAGGCCGTGCTCACCGGCGGACGCACCACGATAGAAAACTGGGCCAAGAAGGATACGAGAGCCGTGGGCTGGCGGCGAGTCTCCGACGGGAATCCATGCGCGTTCTGCGCGATGCTGGCCACCAGGGGACCCGTCTACACGAGTGCCGAAAAAGCCGGATTGCGCGCGTCCGACGGACACAAATACCACCCGCATTGCGGGTGCACCGTCGAAATCGTGTACGGGGACTGGAAGCCCACCGAAAAGGAACAGCAGTGGATCGACGAATACTACAAGGCCGCCGAAAGCCTGCCCTCCAAAACTCCGCGCACCGCCGAGACCGTGCTTCCGCTCCTGCGCCGCAACGGAACCTTCCGTGACAGTTCGACCATAAGAAGCACTCCGGAGTTCCTTGCGGCCAGACGCGCCCAACGCAAAGCGGCCAATAGCCCGGCCGTCAACAACGTACGGACATTGTCGACAGGCAAAACCGCCGTGCGGCATTCCGACGGATATTGGGTCGAAACCGGTGCGAATCCGTCCGCCGCCGAAAGAACGGTCGCCAAACAGATGACGGACCTCGGACATGATGTCACATTCCGCAAGCCCGTCGACGAGCAGCATGTCAAGACGCCTGACTTCTTCATCGACGGAGACACCTGGGAACTGAAAACCCTCCACGGAAGCGGCAAGAACACCGTGCTCAACGCTCTTCGCAAAGCGAAGAGCCAGAGTCCGCGCATCATTCTCGACATCACCGACTGCCCGAAACCGATGGAACAGATTGTGGATGATTGCATGAGCAAACTCCAAAGGCCGAACAACAGGATCAGAGAGATCATCCTGTTCAAGGACGGGGCCATCGAACGGCGTCTCAAAGGGTATACTAAGAGTTAGAAGGCCGGTGCCTTCCACCCTTTAAACCTTTTGGTCTGGTGGAAGGTTCCCGGCCTTTCACCTTTCCACACATAACATCCAAGCCACCGTGAAGTTCATGGTGGCTTTTCTTATGCCCGCAAGCCGGGCGGAAAGGAAACCATCATGGCAGACGACACCGAAGACCAGGTCAAGGAGCCAGATACCGGCGCTGCCGGAAACGAGCCGAACCAGCCTACAGGCGATTCGGGCCAAAAGCCGCCATGGGAGCGCGCCGGTGAGGAGTTCAGCCCGGAGAAGGCGTGGAAACTCATCGAAAACCTGCGCGCCGACAACACGAAGCTCAAGGAGTCCAACGACTCCAACAGCGCGAAACTGCGCGAGATCGAGGACGCGAAACTCACCGAACAGGAGAAGCTGCAGCGTGACCTCAAGGAGGCGCAGGAACAGCTCGCCACGGTCAATCAGGCCAAGGCATGGGCCGAGGCCCGCGCCAAATACCCACAATTGACCGAACAGGATTTTGACCTCATCGGAGGAGGCACCCCCGAGGAGATCGCAGCAAAGGCCGCAAAGCTTGCGGCACGCATCCCCGCACAGGAGGCGGGCGACGCCAAGAACATCAACCCCGTGATCCGCGCCAACCCGTCAGGCGGCTCCGACCCGCTCCATACGGAGTCGAAGGACTGGCTGCGCGACGTGATCACAGACAAGTAAGGAACCTATCATGGCAGACAACTTCAACAACACCATCGGCCGCACCGACCTGGGCGCGAGCCTCATCCCCGACGAGGTCTCCCAGGAGATCATCCAGACCGTTCCGGAATCCTCCGTTCTCCTGACCCGAGCCAAGCGCATGCGCATGAGCTCCAAGAAGAAGACGCAGCCCGTGCTCGCATCCCTGCCCGAAGCCTACTGGGTACAGGAAGGCGCACTCAAGCAGACCACGAAGACCGGCTGGGAGGACGTGAACATCACCGCCGAGGAGATGGCCGTCATCGTGCCCATCCCCGATTCCGTGGTCGATGACGCGAAGATCAACCTGTGGGACACCATCAAGCCGCTCATCGCGGAAGCGTTCGGCAAGAAGATCGACGAAGCCGGCATCTTCGGCGTGGACAAGCCCGCCACCTGGGGCCTCGACATCCTCGCCGGCGCCGCCGCCGCCGGCACGAACATTGCGCAGGGTACCGGCGTCGACCTCGCGCAGGATGTCGCCAAGCTCGGCGAGAACCTGAGCAAGAAAGGCTACGCGGTCAACGGCTTCGCCAGCCAGCCCGGACTCAACTGGCAGCTCGTCGGCCTTCGCGACGCGAACGGCCAGCCGGTCTACACTCCCAGCCTGACGCAGGGTGCCCCCTCCAACCTGTACGGCTACCCGCTCAACGAGGTCAAGAACGGCGCATGGGATGCTACCAAGGCGGTATTGCTCGCCGCCGATTGGAGCAAGTTCGTGGTCGGCATCCGACAGGACATGACCTACCAGCTGTTCGACCAGGGCGTCATCAGCAACGCGGACGGCAAGGTTCTCTACAACCTCATGCAGCAGGACGCCAAGGCTCTGCGCGTGGTCATGCGCGTCGGCTTCCAGGTCGCCAACCCGATTACCCGAGTCGCGGCAAAGGGCACCCAGTATCCGGCGGGCTTCATCACCCCGAAGGCGAGCAAGTGATGGCCAAGCAGATACGATTCATCTCCCAGCCCGCCATCATCGACGGACAGGACGTGGCCGAGGTCGCCGCATTCGACGCGACGGGTCACCCGCTCACCGTCGGATCGGCCCCTGCAGCCGGTTCGGTCACGAACGGAATGCTTGCAGGCGGCATCACCAAGGACAAGCTGGCCGAAGGCGTCATTCCCCCCGCCTATTCACTTCCCGCCGCCAGCGCAAACGCGCTGGGCGGCGTGAAGAAGGCCGCGACCGTGGCCGCAGTCGCTTCCGCCGATGCCAACCCCGCTGCGGGTGAAGCGCCCACCAAGGCGGAGTTCGACGCCGTGGTGACCGAACTGAATGAAACGAAGAAGCAGCTGAACGCCGCACTCGTTTCGCTCAAGGCGGCTGGAATCATCGCCTAGAAGGGATCGTTATGGCGGACAAGGTCAGAATGCCGGCTTTCGCCGAGGTCGCCGATCTCGCCGAATGGCTCGGGGAAAACATTCCCGAAAAATCGGCCGACTGGAAGCGCGCGGAACGCTGCCTGAGGGCCGCGTCCAATCGAATCCGCCGGTACACGAAACGCAGTTGGGTCGACGAATCCAACAACCTCGTGGATTCGCTGCCGGAGGACATCGAGGATGTGACACTTGCCTGCGCCGGGCGGTTCTATTCGAATCCGGAAGGCGAGACCTCATGGTCGCGGCAGATTGACGATGGCATGGACGGTGGCAGCAGGAAGGTCGACGAGGCAGGCCTGTATCTGACCGCCAGCGAAATGCAGACATTGGACGATCTGATTGCCGACCAGTCGCCGCTCATCGGCGGCTTGGGTGTCATCTCCACTACAAGGGATGAGCATGCCAGTCTCGACATGCTTCCTGGCTGGTTCGACGATGACAATGACAATCCAGGCTTCCTGAACGCGAGGCTGAGCCAGTGAGCGTACCGCGATTCAAAACCGCCAGCCTTGAACGGCTGCGCTCATATGCCAATAGCCTCATGTTCGACCAGTGTCGTGTCCTCCACATGGGCAAACCGGTCACCGACCCCGAAACGGGACTGGTGGAACCGGCCGTGAAAACCGTGTATGAGGGCAAGTGCAAGGTGCAGACCTCCGGCGGCTTGGCCGCCGAGAACACGGAGGGCGGCATCGTCGAAGCCCTCGGCGCCGTCACTCCCGTGTGGAGCATGTACGTGCACTTCCCCTACGGCACCACGGGATTGTTGCCGGGCGACGTGTGCGAGATAACCGAAGCCAATGACCCGAACCTCAAGGGCAGGAAGCTCCGGTTGTTGAACATGCAGTCGGAGAAGTCGCATGCGACCGCATGCCGGTGGAACGTGAAGGAGGTGGGCAACAGCAATGAGTGACGTGACAATCGACGCTTCGGAGCTGACCGCCTTCGGACGCAGAATCGCCGCCGCTCACGCGATGGCCGGGGTCAGTATCGCCAAGGCCGTGAAGAAGGGGGCTCAGGTCGTCAAGGAGAAAACCCAAAGCGACCTGAATTCCAGCAGCAACGGCGGATTGCACGTTGTTCGTGTGAGATACGAGTTGGGAACCACCGGCTCGCAGATATACGCGGACATAGGCCCCGAAGATTCCGGCAAAACCCGCAAACACGGGCACACGGGCCCCACCGTCGCCGCGATCGCCTTCTACGGCACCGCGCGAGGCGGCGGAACGCACAAGCCCCCCGAGCATTACGCCGAAGAAGAATTGCCCACGCTCGCCGAATACGTGGCCGATGCCGCCGACGACATGCTGATAGGAGCCATCGGATTATGAGCGTCATGGACCTGACCAATGCGGGTCTCGACCTGCTGCCCTCCATGCCGTCCGGCGTGAAGGTCTACCGGC